AGTGAGGATGGCGAGGATGGCGGATTGCACCTTCTCCTTTGCGGAGGATTTCTCCTTCGCCATCTCGTCAATCGCCTCGTCGTGGAAGGGCATCGTCATAGGCTATCGGGCGAGTGCTTGACGGGCTGCGTTCACGGGATTGTTGGTGTTTCCTCCGGCTTCCCCGGCGCGTTGCGCTTGCGTGGATTGATCCGCCACGAGTTCGTCGTGCTGCTCCTGGAGGATACGCTCGTACTCGTCCACGCTTCCGTAGCCGAGGTTGTAGCCCTCCTCGGAGGCGGAGTGGGCGGAGAGTGCGCCCGCCGCCTTAAGAGCCGTCACGTTCGCAACCTCCTCGGTCTCGCTCCTCATCACATAAGGATAGGTACGGGCCTTGACATGGAGGGATGCGTTTTCCGACGCTCGCTTGGATTCGAGGAACCATCCGTATTGGAAGATGCGGACGAGTTTGTCGATGGCAGGTTGGAACTTGTAGGTGTCGAGGATGGCCTTGCGGTAGGCGGGTTGGTTGAGCATCGAGACCGTGAGGGACGACACGTCTGAGCCGGAGTGGAGTTCGGTTTGCTTGACGCAATTCGCGGCGATGTAGGCTTGTTCTTCGAGGCTCTTGATGGAGAGGTTGAACGAGTTGGAGGCATCGGCGGGTTCGAGGTAGTTCACCTTGCCGTCCGCCGGACCGTTGATCTGGAGCGGCCTTCCGTCGAAGGAAGCCTTGACACTCATCTCGCTTCCGAGCGCGACAAGAACGCGGAGGCCGTAAATCTTGTTGTTTTCGAGGAGTTGCGAGAGGTCTTTCTCCATCTCGTCCACGGGGAGGATTGCGTTACCCCAGAAGGTCTCGCCGTAGCGGATATAGGAGACGGGGCAGAAGTCGAACCCGTGCGGGGTTTCTTTCATGTCCTCCTCCCATGTGCTCTCTCCGGTCGTTGCGACCGTCTTGTCTGGGTTGTTCTTGTATCTCTTGTAGAAGGTGGTGTCCCACACGTCAAGGTATTGGACGGTTCCCTCTCCGTCGTCGCTCGGCATGGAATAGAGGCGACCGAACACGGCGGTCTCGCCCGTCAGGGGGTTGACGTGTTCGTAAAGCGTATCGCCGGACTCGTAAGACATCGCCCTCCATCCGAAGTGGCCGTTGTCGAGGTAGCCGACAATCGCCGAGTCCATCGTCTTTCCTGCGCGGGAGACGAGCTCGAATCTCGCTTGTTCGATATTTTTGACTTCCCAACCCTCGCGGAAAAGGGAGAACAACTCCCTGTCCTTCGGAGAGGCGTTGCGGTTCACTATCCGGAGGTCCGTGGAGGAGCCGACGAGTAGCGAAGTCCTTTGCGTATGGAACATTTGAATGAGGTCAACGGTGACGCGGGCGAGTTGTCTCTCGTAGTAGTTCCCGTTCTCATCCTTCGACACGGGGTTCGGGTAGTATGACTTCGAGAGTATCTTGTGCGCGTTCATGTCGTACTCTTGCATACAATCAAGCGGAGTCACGACCTCGTACCGTCCCGTCCGTTCCCCGAAGGTGTAGTCCGCTCCGGGCGTATAGACCCTTCGACCATTGCCGTTGGCCGGGAGATTGTCGGGAGGGAGAAGCCGCTTGAAAACCGGCTTCCGCATAATCTTCTCCGGGGTCATGTTTTTGATGTTCGGTATAAGCATATCCCTTGTGAGTTACATTGTTTCTAAAATAGGAACCCGAAGCCCTTTCGGACGATTTCCTGCTTCTTCTTCCCGTATAATGACATAATCATAAAGAGTCCCTCGATGAAGTCCGGCGAGTGGCCGACTACGTTCTTCATGTCGCGCTTCTCGATAATCTCGTACCTTGTAGTGTTCTCCTTCCTCCGGACGGCGCGACGTTCTTCCATCAATCGGTCGCGGATGGACATCGTGCGTCCCTTCTTGTCCTTGATAACGCGGTCGAGGAGCGAGGACTCGATGGAGAACTCCCCATTCTTGATGGCCCGCACCCACTTCTCAGCGCACTCCGACTTGAGGTTGTTCCACAACTTGCTGTTCGACGGTGCGCTCTTGTTGTTGAATCCGACGGCTATGTCCTTGAAGGCGCGGGACTCCTTAAGCCAAAGGCCGAGGCCGTTCTCGTCGTATGTGAAGTTCTCACGCCTTACACCGTTCCTTTCGAGGAAGTCGAGGATGAACGGGATGATGTCGTCGGAGAGACCGCCGCGCCGAACCTCCAAGTCGCAGATGTGGTGGCCGTCGAAGGCCCACAAGACGAGGAAGTCGCCCGCGAGCGCAACGTCGCAAGTGGCCCGCATGAATCCGTCGCGCTTTTCGGAGTTCTCGAAGAAATTCTCCATGTCGGCGTGTGTGAGAATCGCGTCTCCTTGGTCCACGGTCCGCCACTTGCCAACGGTGTCGTTTACGAGGTTGGCGGAGCCGCCGAGCGCAAGTTTTCCGAGGTAGTCCTTGTCTATTGCTCGGAGAATCTTGTTGTCCTTGTACTCGCCTTCGATGAAGGTGAACGAGGTGATGAACCTATCGTATGTCTCGCCCGTAGCGTCACAAACGGCATCCACGATGGGTTTCACGCGGGGGTCGTTATACACCTCCTCCGGGGAGCCGCCGAATACTATCTCGTCCGGGCCCTTCCCATACCAATAGAGATACCTCACAACGCCGCTCCTCTCGTGAATCACCTCGTCCGTCTCAGGATCAATCCACCAATCGAGGAGGATGCGAAGCGCGTTCTCCTTACCGACCGGGTTGCAAGTCGCCCGGATGATTGGCTTCATCCCGGAGGTGGAACGGTTCATCGCGCAAAGGTCACGAAGGACGTTTAGGTCGTGCTCCGTATGTTCCGCGAGCTCCTCTATATCTATATAGACACCCTCGACACCACGGAAGCGGTCCTTGATGGCGGAAGCGTCTGAGATGTGTGTCATCGTAAGTTGGGAGCCGGACTTGAAGGTCCACGTGAAGTTGGTCCGGGTAGCGTTGCCAAATCCCCTGAACACATCCTTCGATGTTTTCCAAATGGAGTTCTCTACGTCCTCCTTATACTTACGAAAAGCGTATGCTCTTGCGTTCGGTTGAGTGACGTAAGGTAGTGAGCCATAGAGAGTTACCCACGATTTCCCGCCGCCTCTTTTCCCACCTAATATTTGGATACTCGCCTCGCAAAGAAGGACTTCCTCTTGGAATCCGGCTTGAGGTATTTGGCTCCAAATTCTCTTGTTGTTCTTCTTGAGTTCGAGGTTTTGGGCGCGGAGAATCTCGGCATACTCATTCGTGTACACCTCCATACCATACTCGGCGAAAACGGGGTCGAGATACAACGCCTCGTTGTTTTCCTCTTTGCTTGACATCATCGCTCCGCAAAGATGAAAAAGTTTACAAATAAGTGCAACAAATCACTTTTTTTGTTGCAACTATTTGACGCGAAAGGTATATTTGCCCCCAAATGAAAGGTTCGGAGGAAAAAGTACAGAGAATCTACTGTCAATTTTGTGGGAAGCGATTGCCCGCCGACATCCTCCATTCCGAGGGGAAGATTCGCCTTCTCGTGATTTGCCCCCATTGCAAGGGGCGCAACATCGTGGAGAAGGAAAACATATAAGAGCACTCCCCTTGCGGAGTCATTAGCGGTTTGACAGCACTCCCTTTTGCGGAGTCGAAAGAGGCCCGGAGTAGAAGCACCATTGGGTGTTTCCGCTTCGGGCTTTTGTATAACCAATTAGTTCTTTAACAAGATGATTGAAAAAATCAAGAATGCGCTCAAAACCGAGTACGCGAAGTTGGGGTTGGGCGACAAGGCTTTCGATGGGGTTGCCTCATTCCTCGTAAAAACCATCACCAAGGAGGACGAAATCGACGGTGTAATCAAGTCCGAGGACACCAAGAATCTCCTCAAGGCTTTCCAAGGCGAATCGGACTCGCTCCGCAACCGTGCGGCGCAGTTGCAGAAGGACTTGGATGCCTACAAGCAAGCCCACCCGGACAAGGACGACGAGAAGGGAGGCAAGGGCGAAGAAGGCGGAGACAACAACGCCATCCTCAACGCTATCGCGGCCCTCACCAAACGACTCGACGAACGGGACGCTAAAGAGAAGCGCGAGACTTCACTTTCGTCCGTCACGGCCAAACTCAAGGCGAAGAACTGCACGAACGCGGGCGCACTTCGGGCTACGTTGAAGGGTTTCTCCCTTGGCGAGAACGAGACCGAGGACCAAGCCGTTGAAAGGCTCGAAGCCGAGTACAACGAGTACCTCGCGGACATGACGGGTTCCGCCGTTCCTCCCGCCGGAGGAGCCGGACACAAGGACGACGAGAAAGCGTTCCAGAAGTCCCTTGAGGCATTTGCCGAGAGCAAGGGATTGGGCGGCAAAGACAAGGAATAAGTTTAACCAAAACCCATCAGCAAAATGGTATCTTTCAATGCTTACGGGACGACCGCCAATGAGTACAAGGGTTCTCACAAACCCGTGTGGCTCGGCACCGTCGCTCCTCACGCCGTTGGTGGTGTCCTCGCGGAGAAGTTCCGCATCAAGGGCGCACACTACCCCGCCGGAACTCCGGTGAACCTTGCGAACGGGATTCTGACCCCCGTCATCGTCGTTGAGGCCAAGGCCGTCTCCGGTGATGTCGTGACCATCGACCCGTCCGTGTTCAACATCGCCCCTGCCGTCGGCGACAAGCTCAACGGCAAGGCCATCACCGCCGTCGCTCCCAACGCGACCAACGCGTCGCTCCTCGACGTGACCGCCGCCTCTCATGGCGCGACCGCCGGAAGCGGTGTCACCATCCTCCCGTCCACCGTGGCTTCCGCTGCCACCCCGAACGCTTATCTCTACAATGACATCTACCTCGGCGAACTTTCCGATGCCAACGCTACCGGAGCCGCCGTGGACTTCCACGGAGAGGGTATTCTCATTGACTTCACCCCCGCCGCCTTCATGAAGGCCGCGATGAAAACCAATGTCCCGAACGTCATTCAGGTCGAGTTCCCGACCGACGCTTTCGTAACCGAGTAAAAGAGGAGGAAACAGTATGGACGCTTACAATATTCAATTCTACGACCTGCTCTCCCGCGCCCTTGGTGGCAATGAGAGCAAGCGGCTCCAGGGCTTCCTGGATACCGTGATGGCCCGCAAGTACAATGCCCTCCAGCTCGACGGCTTCACCTTCGACGAGATGCAGACCGACTTCGGCTACGAGCAGATTTCCCGCGAGGTCTCCATCACCCCGATGGCCAACTAC